GAGGAAACTGATAGTATATGTGCCACTTGTTGTAATTGCTGTTGTAGGTGTGATTGTTACGCCTGTACCGCCTACTAGCTGAATACTCGTAACAGTCCCGCTACCTTTTGTATTTATTGCAGTCCTCAACGCACTTGCCGTATCTTTAACAATTTTACGTGCATACGTGCCTATTGCCCTTTGTGTAGGTGCTACCTTGTTTGAATTATAAGGTGCTGCGAATGTGGTATCTTGCCCTATCGGTTCTGCTGGGTGTACGAATATTTTGCCATTATTGGTGCTATTTAAGGCAATACCAACCTTAACTACATTATGTGGGGGTGAAGGTATAACATTAGTAATTGTGCCATTGGTAGCACTTAAATAAAGTATATCACCGTCATTGTAACCACTTGTATTAATGCCGTTTACAATACCGAATGTGGTAACAAATCCTGTTCCATTATGTGCTATATTTTCAGTCGCTATACCAACGACCTCACTTGTTGTCACACTGTCTGCATTAGCTAACGCAATAGTAGGATTGTTACCCTGTGCATCATTTATATAAACAACTTGCCCATCGTTTATTTGCACTCCTGTATTATTCCTAGCCCTTATATGCTCCTCTTGACCTATCTGTAGTGTTACATTTGCATTCAGTGGGATTGAAGCGGTAACATTTGTAACATCCCAATATAGTTGCCCTACGTTTGTAAGTGTGCCTGTTGGTGTTGTAGATAGCCTTACGCTGTTAGGTAGTATATTATGTGTGCCTAAATTTACATCGGTTGTAGCCCCTGTGTATGGTACGTAAGCCGATTTTATAGCCTGCAAACTATCATTAAGCATTGCCGTATCTACGTAATTTGGCAACGTATCATATAGAGTAGATATAGCACCAAATGCCACACCTAACGCACTGTCCAACACTAATATCGAATCATATACATTAGTAAATTCATTTTGCAAATTGCCTATCTCTATAAAAGCTTCACTGATATTGAAATTTGCTGTATCGATTTCAGCGTATATTATAGTGTTGTTGCTGTCAACGTAATCACGTAATGAATCTATCCGCAATGCCAATACTAAGCTATCAAGATACATATTACTATAGATATTACGCCTCATAGTATCGCCACGATAAACAGTAAAAAACACCGTACTATCAGCACTGCCGCCACCACCACTAGGAACACCAAATACAACATATCCGTTGCTATTTACTGTAAGGTATCTACTTGCATTACTATTAGCGTATGCACTAAATTTTAATTGACCTTTAGTAAGCCCTGTATCTGTTGACCTACTTGCGCCAAAGTTAATAGTACCTTGCCCAAATGCTGTACCGCTAATCAGCAGCAGTATTATTATAATTATATTTCTCATATTATGCTATTGCTAAAATTACTTGACCGTCATAAAATGTGTTACCATTAATCCACGTTATTGTGCTGCCATCTTGTGTAAAGTCAGTATCGTATATGTATGACTGATTGCTTGTTACTATCTCAATAATGGTATGTTCACCAAAGAACGAGTTAGTAAAGCTATCACCATCAACATCTACAACAATACGTTTCTTAGCACCTATAGGTGGTGTAGGTGTAATGTTATTGCCAACACCCAATTTAAGTTTAGTGTATAGCTTGTAACAAGTATCATTCATCAATTCATTGGTGCTGTTGTATATACGCATTACATGCACGTAAGGTGGCATCAGCATGTTAGGCAATACTATTTCTTCACCTTCGGTACATGCCAATTCAACCTCTTTTAAAGTGCCGTTAAACTCTACGAAAACAGTGTAGTCGTCTGTTTCTACTGCTAGTATTCCTGTAGGTATGCCTGTGTCGCAAGGATTGACATATAAATCCCTGCATTCTGTGGTTATACATTCGTTGCAAAGTGACATTATTTATTAAATTTTGTAAGAGCATATAGCCCTATAAATGCGAAAATAGTCCAACTTAACGTAAACCATAAGAAAGACATTAATAAGCCCAAATTTACGCCAAAAAGAGGCAAACAGAACATGAATAAAATAGTGTAAGGTAGTGCAAACCAAAATGAGGTACATTTCATGCACCCACCTAATACAGCCTCTAGTTTGTTTTTTTCATTAAACATCTTATTTAGCCATTTGCCCCACTTGCCGCCACTAAGAATATCAAACATCTCGCCATGTTGCATAGCTGCATAAAGTAGCGTAATAAATGAGGCGTACCCCAAAGCAAAAAATAGTGTGTAAAGTACTAACATGATTTACATGGATTTGGTAAACAATTAAGTTGCAATAGGTCTTGTGCTATTGTAAGTGTAAAGGTAATAGATATTAATGTAATATCGTCTGATACGCACTGAATAGCTTTCATTATTACATCATCAGTGCAATTAGCTAATTCGGTACTAACAACATCTTCATTATGGATTAAGATAGTAGTAAATTTCTTTTGAAAGTTGCAAGCCCTACCAATAGTAGACATTAGGTTTAATGCTAACTTTTGTGGGTCTGCATCACGAACAACCGCAACGCATGTAACATTTGTAGACACGCCTAATAAATTCCAGTTACCATTATTCATTATTGGGTCATAAATAATTGATAGCTTTGAAGGTATGCGCAAATAAAAGTAGTTGCCGTATGTATCATTCGGAAATACAACCTCATTGCTATTATGAATATACCCTAATTGTTCACTTTGCTCAACGTTAGTAAAGTAAGTATCGAAATACTTATTGTATAAAATTATTGTTGCTCCTATTTGGTCTAAATACGGTTGTATCATTGTTGTTCTATTGTTGGTGTGATAGTATTGCCGTTAATGACATCTCTAAACAACCTATTTGCTAAAAATGTAGTTTTATCTAAGTATTCTTTTTGTTCTGCTGCTGTAGGTTGGTAAAATTGCCCAAACCGCCTAACTAAATCTTTGTAAATCTTTGCGCTACGTTGTGTAGTAATACCCATCAATACAGCGTTTTCACCTTTAGCCAATTGAAAAGCCCTTACCATTTTACCACTATACTTTAAATCAATAAAAGCAGTTTGTAGCCCTTGTATATCACGTAATTCTTTGTATCCATTACGCAAAAACATTGTTTTCTTTTGTACTGTACGCTTTCTAGTTTTACCCCCTACCTTATACTTTATTGTGCTACTAACTGTATCTGTAGGGCTAAATACGCCTTTATTAATAAACTGTTCTTTTGTTACTGAAATTGGCTTTGTTGAATAATTACCTATTTGCTCTAAACTTGTATTTGCTCCATCTTGAACTACACGCCTTTTAATTTCACGCAACATTTTAGTAGCTGGTGAAAGTATAACTAAGTCTGTTATATCCCCACCAACAAATGTATATAACTCATTCAACCTATCCGCATATTCCTTTACAGTCATTATATGTTAGTTTGGTATCTGATACCCCTACAATTTAAACAGTCATCTTGGTATTGCCTTAGTATATCCATTATACCACCACTAATCATAGCGTTAAATTTAGTAGCGTATTTGTTTTGCAAGTCGGGTATAATAACCTTCATTATTTCCTCTCTGTTGTATGTAGTCCAATTATTAAACCGATTGCTTTTATATTGCTCCTCATAAAACAACTCTTGCATTTTGTACCACAACAATTCACCAGTAAAAGCGGAAGTTAAATCGCAAATCAAATTATCATAATAGCAATCACAAGTAAATTGCACGTTCATGCCGTACCCTTCTTTCCTTACAAATGCCTCACCGTCATACCCTTGCACTGTAGCACAATCATTCTTAGCACTACCTCCACAACCTACACCACAAATAATATCACTAGAACTAAAAGCAAGAGAAGTATTATCAATCAATACCGATATTTGGGAACTAACAGCAATGTAAGGAGTAGGTAAGGTGTGTATCTGCTTAGTATTAGCAACAAACGTAGTTGGGTATGATGTGGTAATAGGAACACCATTATCGAAATCAGCAATTACTATCTCACCTTCTCCACCTACAAGCGTGTATGTTTCAACGGAAACGATGCGTAATTGCCTCATATTGCCTCTTTGATACCTTGTATTAGCATGGATAGTTTGCCCCCTAAAACCAGCATAAAAACCGTTACCTTTAGCAACATTAAACTTAGCACTATCATACACACGATTAGTAATAGTAGTTGCTATTCTATTACTTTGGAGAAATCCGTTAAAATCTGTCCGTAAAATACGAATAGCATTTTGCTTTACAACTTCCAACATTTCAAGCATGTTGGCGTATTGCTCGGTAGTAACCTTAGATGCGTTTAGCGGTGACATACCACTAGCACCCATAAGAGTAAAGCCCGATAAACTCGGCTCGGTATCGCAAATACCAATAGTAACTATATTATCTATACACGCCATAATGGAACAAATTTACAAAAAAAATAGCGGTTCACATTTCTGCTCCCCGCCATTTTTCAGAACTCACAGCTTCGTTTATGCAAATGTGATAGTAATATCATTGTTGATTGACCCTGCAAGCGCAGTAAATCCAGTGTATCTGATATTAGAACCACTTACGGTAAATATGTTTTGACCGTTGTACGCTGCACCCATCAATGCTGCCAACTCTGTACGGTTTGTAGCTACTGCGGCAGGTGCGCTTGTAAAGTCACCTACTGTTATACTGCTAACCAATAGAGGGAATACATCGCCCGGATTCCAGTTAAACGTACTTGTACTTGGGTTTGGCGAAGGTGCGTCACCTGTTGGGCAAGCTGGTAACACAATAGGACAAGTTTTATAAGCCATGATACCGTTTATGCCTTGCTCGTTACAAGTTTGTATAGGAGTATAGAACATATCATACTTCAATGTCAATTTCCAATCGAACGCACCATTTTTGCTACCATCAACGCATATTGTACGGTGTACATCAAGGTCGAATATTACAGGATAACCAGGCATTACAAATGAACCTAACAGCACACTTTCGTTACCGTTTTTGAACATTCTATCCATTGTATCACCGTCAAGCGAAGTAATATCAGTAGCCCAACGACCTGCGTTCTCAGATACCATTACCAGTTTTACCGCACGAGGGTCATAAGCTATGATTGTTTCAGCATCGCCTGGCTCATAACTTGTAATGTTATCAAGGTTCACATCAAAGTACAGATTGTTTATACCTGCTTTGGTGAAATCTTGACCCAAAAACGTATTTTGAGTAGCCATACCGAAAAAGTTACGGAAGGTAAACACCTGACCGCTACCTATGATATATGGGTTTCTGTATGCCAAACGTGCAAATTCTTGCTTAATAGTATTCATACCTATTGGGGTAATCATACCATCAGTAGTATTTACAAGGTTGATTCTGTCACCATATTCGCTACCACCTAAGTGAACACCTTTGTTTGCTAATAGGTCTGTAGTTAGGCGTGTTGCCCATGCTTGAACCAATGCACCAACACCCGACATTATCTGCTGTATAGCGTGTGCAGTAAAGCCCCATCCACCATCTACATAACGAATATCGTTAGGGTACAAACGTTGTGGAACGGTCTGTATTGTTTGGCTAATAGCAAACTGCAACTGTATAGGTGCTTGCACTTCACCAGCCTCACAAATTGAATTGCTTGGGCTGTCTGCAACGACATCGCAACGTTGAGGATAGAATGACATCTTTACGCCACGTATCATACCACGCATTCCATCGTAAAGAAACTCATCTGCCATTAAGACATTATTTTCTGCACTTGAAGCGATAAGAGCATCGATAACCTCCATTCTAGGAGTGTTATATTCCATGTTCATTATAAACTTCATAAATTCCCGACCCGATTGGGTAAAGCCATTTGAACTAGCGGCTTGAGGTACTGCCATTTTTCTATTATTTTATTAGGTTAGACAATCTTTGCTGTGAGTTGTTAAACCTTATTGCTTTTTAGAAAGGGTAGCTACCTCGAAATGATTACCGTTTGGGGAAAGGTGGTAAGCCTCGAATACATTGCAAATATAATCAACTTTTGTAAATACCAAAAATTATTTTAAAAAAATGGCACTTTTTTTAGGAGTGCCATTTTAATACTGTTTTTTTTAGTCTTTATACATGCCTTTTAATGTTTCCATTTGAGCGTGTGGGCTTTTACCGCTTGGGGCTGGTGTATTTGCTGTAGTGCTTAAACTAGCTGCTTTACTTGCTGCGGTAAGTGCGTTTACATCACTTGTATTATCTTTCCACAATCCCAATTCAGTATAGTGACCTTTAAGAAAATCATTTACAGTTATGTTGGCTGTTTTGCTACTGTTAAGCAGTCTTGTACTTGGGTCATTGCGGTCATATATTTCAATGTCGCTACCATCTTCGTTTAACTTCAATACCCCTTTTCTTTCCAACTCAGATAAAAAAGCCTCTGCCGCTTTATCCTTATTCATGTCAACTGGTAGCCCTGTAGCGTTTTTGTGCGCCTTTGCAAGTACATCAACCAATGATTTACGTGTTAGCTGCCCTGTTACTTCGTTGTGCTTTTTTTCCCAATCGCTTGTGATACGTGTAACTTCTTCACTGTGTGCTTTTAGTATTTCGTCTATTTTCTTTTGCTGTGACTTTTCGGTATCGGTTGTATTTAACCTATAATGTTCAATAGCTTTTTCAAGTATTGCATCACTTTCCAATCCGTTAAGGTCTGCAAGTGGCACACCAAATTTAGATGATATACTTTTACGGTAAGCGTCATTTACTTTACGTGAAGCCTCGCCATGAATTTCAGTTTTTAGCAACTGGCGAATGATTGGGGTTCTTGTTCCGTCAACTGCTGATAACAATGTATCCTCATTGTAATCTGAATCAGTGTCATTTTCCACAAGTTCCACACTTTGGTTGGTTAGCTTGGAAAACAGGTCTGTTAGTTGCTTTGTTGTTAATTTTGCCATGAGTTATGATTGTTTTAGTTATTGTGCTGTTTAATGCTTTTTTTTTAATCGAAATCCGTTATTATTGGCGTAAAACTTATCGTATGTGTTTTCGCCTATTAAAAAGTCAGTATTAGGTTTTTCTACACCATCAGGCGTAATCATACATACTAATACTTGCCCTTTAGGTACATCAGGTGAACTTTCATACACCGTTACTGGCGAAATAGTTTTAATTACTGTAGCCGTAACTGGCAATAAAACTTCTTGTACCACTATATCTCTTTGATTATTCTTTTTTTTATCAGGCATTTTATATTTCAGTTATAATGTAACGATTAGGATTAGCACGTACCATTTGTTCGGCAACTGACCGCTTTATTTCAGTACCTAAACCTGTACTGTTGGCGTTCTTTATTCTTACCTTTTCATTGCGTACAACATGGCTTGCCATAATTGGTCTGATTACATTGCCCCCCAATTGTGGGTAATTGGCTGCACTGATAATGTTGTTTTGACCTATCGGTGCTACGTTTTGATTTGGGTCAATAATGTTGTTTTGACCGCCTGTTGTTGTTGCGCTGTTATTCCTTTCTCTTGGCATTGTTTTATGTTTATTTGTTACAAAGATATGAATATTAAACTACTTCTTTTACTTGTACCGTTTCTTTAGGAATTTGAGGTACTGGCATAGCGTCAAATAGTGTTTTCACTTCAGCCTCAATCATATCAAAATCAGCATTTAAAAACCACTTTTCGCCACGCTTATTAACAATTCTGTTTAGTAGCATTGGTAAGTTATCCGACATTCTAATTTGCTCAATAGATGCCACACCGTTATTGATAGCAATAGTTTTATCTGCTGGTGTTGATACGCTGTAAGGGTCTATGTAGTTAATAAACTTTGACTTCTTAACCATCAACTCATTACCACCATAAACCTTATCAACATAGCTTTCAACAATGCTTTGTTTTACGTATTCGGGTATTTGGCTGTCTGTAGCCTCTTTATATTCTGAAAGTAAATCAAACTCGGTTTTAAGGTCGAATGACGTAGGTGGTGCAAATGTGTAATTCGGCAAATTTACGCTTACCGTATCATTAGATTTGGATATATTGCGCAATGACAAAATACTAATTAGTATAGGCTCAATCAAACCATACCACATACCATCACTACACGTTTTATACCACATTCTTTCACCATCCCTATCTATCTCTTTTGCAACTCCGCTTTGTGCCTCTTTAATGTATTGTTGGTGTAGTGCATCTTTTATGTTCTCATAAATTGAGTCTTTGTGTTTAACCAAAAATTCATTTACGGCAACATCAGGATTAATGATTTTTATCAAATCATCTTTCATTAATTCAGACGGAACTATAAGCCAATCCCCTGGGTTTATTGATTGCAATTTAGTACCATTACATGAACGGCATGTACTAATACTATATGCACTTTTATCGCAGTTACAATTTTGGTCGGGTCTATTGTTACAAGTGCTGCAAAATTGAGTATAACCCACACCTTCGCAATCTTTACATTCGGGTGAAGCTGCTATTATAAATGGGTGTGCCGCCTCTTTATTAACCATTTGCACCGCACTTTGCGCACCTACAAATTCATCACAAAAAGGTATTGCAGCCTGTATGTAGCTATCATAAAAACCATGACTATTCCAAACACCACCAGCAGTATGTACAGGCAATCTACCTAGCATGTGGGCGTAATAACCTTGCCTACCATCCATGTGGTTAAAGTCACCTTTATTACTACGTTCAAATCGCAAATATGCAGCAGGGTTAATATACCATGCGTACATATCATTAGTCCCCTCATGATATATTAATTCACTTTCGGAACTATAACGAATACGCCTTGACGGAACGTGTATTATTTCAACCTCAACCTTTTTATTGCTTTGGTCTTTAGCTGCTTTTTTAGGTCTTACTATAAACTTGCTATTGGGGTCTTCACATATTGTTTTGAAGTGCCAAAATATAAACTCAACTAGGTTTTTGCCGTCAAAGTTTTTACCCCAAATATAGTCGTTGTCTTCTTTGTCATCTACAAATAAAGTGTACTTGTTTTCAGCAGAAATTACCGCTTTACACTTATCAATAGCTTTGGTTAGTGGGGCTTGCTGGTGGGGCTTATACAATGATTTGCGTAACTCCCTTGTAGCGTGTGGTTCTCTAGGGTGCATACCAAATAAACGGTCAAATACTATGTCATATTCGGGGTATATCCAGTAGAAAGGATATATCATACTTTCACCCAAAATAACGGAACGTGCCTTGCTATTACCTTCATAACGTAGAGGGTAATAAGCAGGGCATACACCTGTAGTATGTACAGAAATATTGTAGTAAATGTTTTTCCATTTACTTAGAATGGCAAGGGGGTCTAATTTCTCCTTGCCATTCAGTATCTCTGTGACCTTTTTTATTATTTCTGACATAGTTTATTATGGCATTGGTATATCGGAATCAATCAAGTTGAAAGAAACCAGCGTATTAAAGTCTATTGGGTCGCCTTGAAAGTTTATTCTCCATTGTTTAATTTCAGTAGATGGACCGCCAGCCTGACCTGAACGAAGGTAGTTCAAAATACCACGAATTGTAAACTTTTTGTTGATTATTTTAGCATCACCATTACAATAGATAAGTATTGGTTTTAGGTTTGCCTGATTGTCAACTATGAATTGAGAAAGTACATAGTCAAAGTACTTACTACCTGTAAACGGTGAAATAGTACTTGTATCTATTTTGTTTCTGTCTTCATACGTAATTTCACGAGTTGCAACAATCTGTAGTGGAGTGTTACAATCAGAAACTTGTATTTCATCGTAGGTTGGGTCGGCAAAGTTAAACAATGTTAACTCTGGTGTAATCATCAACCCACCAGCATCATAAATTGCTTTGATTGCTGCACCCATTACCGCAGGGTCGTTTGTGGTCGGAAGTTCCGTATCACAGTTGTAGAATGCCCATCTTGACGGTGTTGTTTGGCGTATTTGACCCAAACATAACCCTTCTGGGATAGTTATTAATTCCGTAGGAACGCAAGAACAAATCATATACTCTATTTTAATTGTTTAAAAATATGCTGTGAGTTATGATTGCAGTGTAAAAGTAAATGTTTTTCGGAACAAACAAAAAAATATTTATGGTCTATCAATTGTTACTAAATTATTTGGGGATATTTCACCGCAACAACCAACAAAAGTTACATAATATCTTATCTGTGTTTGGCTTGGCGAAATATTTAAGTTTGGCGAAATTGGGTAGTCTATTGTTAATGGGAACGAACCGCCACAAGGTATAATGTTGCTGTTGTTAACTCCTATATCATTACCCCCTGATAGTAATAAGTTGTTTTGATTCCATGAAAAGTTAGCTTGATGACAACAACCTCCACAATCTGCATAAATAGCCCTTAAATAATAAACAGAACCAACAAATACAATACTTAATGTTGGTGGTATGGTAGGTCCATCACAATCGGTAGTTAAACTAATAGTTCTAGTAGTTACTAATCCACAACAATCCGTTACAGATACATTAAATCGCACAAGTTGGTTAACTCCTACCGATGTCGGGAATACTTGAAATGACCATGTACCGTCAGTTGTTATTGTAGTTGTAGCGGTATCGGAATAAACAGATGTCGGTGCTGTTTGTGTGAAGTTTGCATTTAGCAAACATGGTGCGGTAACTCCTGAAAAGTCAACATCTATAAAAAATGTTCTTGTTGTTTCGCACGTTCCCTCTTGCCTTAGTGTAATACTATCTATTGTTGGTGAAACGCAATCTTCATTAGTTACATACCCCTCAACGCATGGTGTTCCGCTTGGGTCATCCATTAAAGTAACCACATAATAAATATCAGTCCTACCGCCTATCAATGTTGTTTTACGCCCCAAATCAGACGATACAAAAGTTAAATCAGCAAGCGTATTAATTGCGTATGTAGCGGAAAAATATCCGATACTTTCAACGTAAATAAAGAATGGGCAAAAAGTCCAACCCGATAAATCAAACTCAATGTTAAAGTAAAAAAACACATCGTTTGGAGTGCTAATAAATGCTTGCAAAAACGGTGGGCATTCACACGCACTAATAGTAAAACAATGCACTGGCGTTTCTGCACCATCAATAAACATTTCATAGTCACCAGCCGTTGTTATTGCAGGGTCAAATACTTCGTTACCATGCGTAGCACTATAAACAGTTGTACCTACACTGTTTTTTATCACTACATCAAATGTGCCACCTAAAGGGGCTGTTATTTGTAAATTCATTAGCTACCTGTTGTAAATGTACCTGTTTCCCAATCTGATGCCTCATTACTGTTGTTAAATCGTCTTACCTGATACTCATACACCGTACTATCTGCAAGCGGCTGTATGCCTATGTATGCGCTGTTAATTGCAGGGCTAACCGATGTGTATATCGGTAGTGGGTAATTGTATGTTACCTGTGTCCATGCGGTAGTATTTTGTATCCGATACCAAAGTTCATAGAACAATGTAGCGTTTGTATCTCCGTCTATAAATAATCTAACTGATTGTGCCATATTAAAGTGAGTATCTTATCATAAATAATTCAACGTAATAATTGTTTCCTTGATTGCTTGTAGATGTGCCTGTATAAGTCAAACTACCATCTGCACCAATGATTAATATACTAGACACTGGCATATTACCGTTGTCTGTATCTGTAATCATTATATCTCTACTTGGTCTACCTTCTACACCTATTGTTGCTATCACTTCACTAATATATGGTGAAACATTAGCAGTTGACAATGATAAGTTTAACACACCTTGACCTTCAAAATTAGTAGCTGATGTGAAAGCACCTTGCACAGTAAAATTAGCACCTGCCGTTACTTGTATTGTTTCGGCATTAGCACTTACACTGTCATATCCTGTTACATCTACCAAAGGTACGTTAATATCGTTGCTATCGTAACCAGTTACAACTACTATCGGTACTTGATTATTGGCAGTTACACCATTACACAATGAGTTAAGGTTTACAGCGTTTATTGGTAGTGTTTTGGGGTAAATTCTATTGTTTGGGAATAGGTTATCAACGTAAATAAACTTAGGCAACACACCGCTTGAAATTACCTTAAACACCGCATACGGTTGACACTGTAATGTAAATGGCATTTCGCCAGCAAAAGTAGTACCTTCTATTGACCTAAAATATAATTCAAGTTCTGTTTTATCATCTGCTATTGGTCTAAGTGCATCGTCATACAACCTTGTAAATTCATCAGGAAATAAATAGTATGATGCCAATGATTCACAATTAGGCACACACCCAAATATTTGCCACTGTAAGCACTTATTGACAATAGAATTAAACTTATAAATGTATTCGCAATTCTTAGGAGTTCCTACCTCTTCAAAATACACACCGCCATCTGCTTCATATTGCTCCCCCTCAATGTATAGCTTGTTAGCTAAAAACATACCCTCAATATCTCCCATTTTCCACGATGGAAAGTGAGTAGTGCCAAAGAATTGCAATGACGGTTTTATCTGTGTCCTTTGCGTTCTACAGTTCTTAGATACAGTTCTGCTTATCTCATTTGGTATCGGTCTAAGCCTTGACGGTATGTAACTAAATCGAGTGTAAGTAAACAGTTCGCCAACGCTAGTTAACACATCACCTTCGGCATATATATCGCCACTAAAACTATCTAAGCAATCAAATGTAACTTCAAACCTTAGTAAACTACCTGCTTGAATACCACATAAAATAGGATTGTCAAACGGTACGCAAGGCTCTAATAATTCACCGTCACGAAATACGGTAGGGGCTACTGTTGTACTAAATGTGGCAATCTTGTATTGTTGTGTCCATCTTGTATAAACAACTTCGCTTGTAGTGGTATCTGTAATAACAACCTTTAAAGTAAAACACCTATTTGCGGTCATGTATGTGCTGTAAGTATCAGCACGCAAGTTGCAATAGTAGTAGGTAAGCCCACCAATAACAATACTTCTAAAACTATATGTAAAATTAGATGTTACCGTTTCTTGTACTGCACCTGTAATGTCGCAAGCAAATACAGCCAAAGTAAACGTACCACTACCAACAAAACCGTTAGCTTGTAGTAGTATGTCATTAGGCTGTAAAATAGAGTCGGCATAACATGGTAATGGTTCATACCTGTTGTAATACTCTAAATCATATATGCTTGGGTATAATCTCATTTTTATATCTTAAACTATTCCGCTTAATTCAATGTATTGTCCTATGCCGTCTTGTTCCTCATTTTCGTAGCTTACTACAATCTTTGTTATAATACCGACATTATAAAATGGCACATCTAACAAAACCGAAGATAGTAACATTTGTTCATTTATTGTACCTACCAACTTTAGTTTCTCTATATCTTCACAACACAAAGGTATCTTTAAATTCCATTGTTTGTTTAATCTTGGGTATCTTCTTGGGTCATCTATAAAATGAAACCTATCCCACAACGTATCTTTATAATGTGGTTCAAAGTACATCGGGTAGTTTACAAGTATTGCGGCTGCGCTCAACTCCACACCACCTACTATATTTCTAACTTGATATACCCCATCAGGTGCGGTTGAAAATGGGAATTTCATGTTTACATCGGTCTGCGGTGGGTGGTTCACTACCCACGCTATCGGGCTACCAATAGTTGAAGGTACTAAGGTTGTACCACCTGACGGTATCTGACTAAGGTACAAAGGGTTAATAGTTGGTACATCTATAGCAGGTACAGTCCCACTCCATCCAGACTTACCCAAAGTATAAACAGTACCAGCTATGTTTATTTTATCACGAATAGCAGTAGCGTTTAAATAGTTCGGAACGCTTGGATTATCCGTATCGCCATCCCAAATTAGTATTTTTGGCAATGACATTGTTTCGGATTGCAGTAGTAGTTTATAATCTGCATATCGCTGTATTTTGTTGGCTAATTCATCAGCAAGCAACACAGCGGGCAATCCTATACCTGACAAATTAGCAACGGTGTAAACTGCCTGTAATGAATCATAAAGATAGTTTATTGAAGTACCATCACAGTTAAATCTAGCAGCACTAAATCCCGACAACTTATTTAATGTACCTTCAAAAATTGGGTTAATTACGGTATTGCCAAATGATAATGTTTGCACACCATTGTAAAAATCCCCAGCCTCTACGCCACATTTATCAGCAGGGTCATCTTGGTATAAAAAACTACATGAAGCAGGATAATTTACCTCTTGGGGCTGGTAGCAAATACCGTCTATTATTTTAGCCCTATCAGCACCACCAAAACTAAAATCATACAATGGTACGCCTCTATATGGTGCATCTTTGCGATATATGTACAGATATGCTCCACTTGTAGCGGTGTTTATTACTTTCCATTGTTGGTTAAATATATTTGAAAGTTCGTCTAAAAACATTGAACCCGATATATTTGGAGCGTTACCCCTTTGATAGTATGTTGTTGTGTCGGGGTCTGCCTCTGCGGTGAATAAGTTGATACGCCTGAAACGCCTAATACCTCTGCTTACAGTTGCTTTTAAATAGCAAGCGTTAAAATATGGGTTTGGTTCTGTATACAGTACATTATCGCTTTTTGTGTCGGTAACTATTGGAGCAAAAAATAAAGGTGCAGTAGTTGCATTTACTTCAATGCCACATTTATTACACACATTCAGTAGGTAATCACGTATCAATGGTGCAGGGTGTTCACGCCCACATCCAGCAGTTTCAATCATTAAATTTGAGTAGTTCAAAAACACTTCAACTGGCGTAACTGGTGCAACTGGTATGGGGTTATCTATTGGGTCTAATGGCGTACCGGGCAATATTGTATTTACAGCAGCAATTACAACGTTAATTGCTGCAATTAGTCCATAAATAACCAATCTTATAGTGTATATAACCAATAGTAGCGGGAACACAACGGTGTAAAATGCGGTTACTATTACGCCTACAAGTGCAGTTAAAACCCAAAGTAATACAAGTGTCCAATTGGGTCTTTTTTCAATGCAATATCCAAAACGAGGGTGTTTTTTAGGCGCACCTGTAGTTCCGCCTTCGGGTTCTGCCTGAAACCAACCTTGCCAATTATCATTTATTAGTGTACGCCTTATGCAATTGATTGGGTCGTCAACTTGTTTAAGGTTCAAATCAAATACACATAGTGCATCGAATTGACACCATTCTAACTGCCTACTTGTAATAACATATCCAATATACCTACCGCAATTAGTATCGGTTATTTGTACCTCTACTTGGTTTAAAGGGGCTGCTACATCGTTTACTAACCAATTCTTTAAAAACTCATAGCTTTCACGTTCAAATGTCAAAGCCCCTGATACCGCTTTTGGTGTTGAAAATTGTCCTGATTGTAGTTCCCCGCTATCTCCTTGCTCAACTGTCCACTCTAAAGCTATTTTATCCAACCCATCAACATAATCAGTAAAATCAAACCACGTACTATCAATAGTGCCAAATGTTTCAACTAATGATTGCGGATTAGCACCTGTATAAAATACTGGCTGTGGCGCACCAAAAGCATCAGGAACGATACTAAATAGTTGTCGTTTACGTAATTGGATTGTTAACTGACGTGGGTATATCATTATCTGCCAAAGTAAATATTAGTACCTGTAGTGGCGAAATTAGGGTATCTAGTTTGGATAGTAAGGTATTGTTGTTGATACTTGTGTGTGTTATCGCCTACGCTAAAAGAACGATAAAAACCTACATTACATTTACTTAATGCGGTAGTTGAATCAAAGGGAGTTGCACCAATCCAAACAGTATTAAATACAGCTAGTTTTGTTGTGTCAAAGTTATATCCAAATACATACAAAGTATCACCGTTATAGACTACTCCTGTAGTGTCATTGCTGTTAAATGCAATCATAGTATCAGTAGCACTTATCCTATAATTATTCATAAGTGTATCTGCTTTCCAAATTGGCACAAATTCAAGTGGTGGATTGTCGGGTAAAAGTGGCGATGGTGTTTCACTCCTTGTACATGACAATGAAATTAATGCGAACCAAAGTAATAGTAATTGTTTCATTTTGTTTGCTGTTTAGTTTATGCAAATGTATGATATTTAATTTACTTGCCCATACTTGCGCCTATCCATTCTTTTTTGTTCCTTAACCATAGTTGCAATGTGGTCACGAGTAGTTATTGTTTCAACGCTCATTTGTTTTCCGTTAATAGCATCAACTACACTATCAAAACCCTTCCTTAGTTCCATAAATTCACCACGACTTACGCCACCACTGCCAATACTATTAACCGACACTGATTGCCTTGGGTCAATACCTGATTGCATTAATTTTAATTGGTCTTTAAATCGTTCTGTAGCTTTTGCAGTCATAACACTTTCACCACGAGATATGCGCACTACATTACTATCAGATGTTGCAGTGCCTTGCCCTTGAAAATCAATAACCCCATCTTTAAACGCTGGTGTTTGTGTTGATTGCGATGCAGTACGCACCAATCCATAACCAGCAACTAACGCACCTATAGCAGCCGCAACGGTAGCAATTGACCCAATACCACCACCCTCTGCTGCCGCCTTAGCAACTGCTACAAGCGCATAACTCAACTGCAATGCACTATTTATTGCCTGTTGTTCTAATGCCGCCTGTCGCTGTTCCTCTCTAGCTTGCTTCAATGCGTTACGCTGTTCATCTAATAGTTGAGTATTACCCAATTTAGCTAACTCAATGCCAACGCTTAATTGCTTTTCCCTTGCAGATATTTCACGCTGTATATCTTGTTGCCTATATTCGGCAATCTGATTGTATGCGTTCTGTGCAACTTGCGCAATCTGCATGTAAGCATCGGTGTAGGCATTTACCTTTAATTTAAGCGCCTCACGTTCATTATCAACAATGCGTTTATTAGAAACATTTTGTTTTGTTTCTAAGGTATTGATATTTGTTTCGGCATCTCTAATAGCCTCTTGAGCCGCCTTTTTGTCTTCGGGTGTTTGCGCACTTTTCTCCGCTTTTGTGGCATCTTCAAGTTGTTTTCTTGCGTTAATTAATGCTTTTGCTGTTTGTTGTATGTTGTTTAATTCCGTAGCTGTACTTTGGTCTAACTGTGATAATCTTTGCTGGAAATTACGCCCAAATAAGCCCCCTCCACCTTCTGATATACCTAACTGCTCACCACTAAAAGAACGGTTAATAGCCGCCTGTAAATCAGCCGTTTCACGTTCAATTACTTTGATAGCATCCGCAAACCCTATTTGGATATTTTGTATTCTTTTTACATTTGCATCACGCTGTATTCTCTCTTGTTCGGCTGCCGATAGTTCGCCTATTTTAATAATGTCATTTTGGGTATCTTTGTAGTCTTGCGTTTCAGTTTCATTATTTTTACGCCTTTCCGCTTGTTTCTTTTCGTAAGACTGTATTAATATTGAAAACTCGCTACTGTTTTTTGCAAGCAATAAACTTTCCTCTTCATCAACAACATTATTGCGCAATTCTAAATTTGCGGTCAAATCAATGTTTGTAAGTTGCTGTAAGTTTTGGTTTGCGTTTTTTAATTCACTTTCTAATAGTTTAGCGTTTATTTGCTCTTCTTCACGCAATCTATCAGTGTTGTATTTACGCAATGCAGATAGTTCATCAGCACGACCTTTGCGCCTAATGTTTGCTATCTGTTTATTTAAATCCGCCTCTATGTCATTGCCATTATTTGGTAGTATTGCACCATCAGCACCAACTGGAAATTGTTTTCTTAACTTTTCTCTTTCCTTTTCAACTTCATTTACTTGAAAGTCAATTGAACTTTTTATGCTTTTTTTAATACTCTCAGCAGTTGTTTCACGCCTATTAAATTGCTCTTGTTCAAAAGATTGGTCACTAGCCCTTAACTGCTTTTGCAACTGTATGTTTAAATCAAATATTTCACGTTGTGTTTGCTTTTCAAATGCAATTTTTTTAATGGCGTTTTGCTCCTCTAGTGCATTTATTTTACTTGCATTATCAGCAGCCAACTTCACTAACTCATCATTTTCAGATAGCCTTAAATTACGCAATGCGCTATTTCTTTGCGCTCTTGGCAAATCATTTATTCGCTCAAACGTTTCCTTTATTGCTTTTTGCGCCCTTGCAAGTTCTACAGAAGACAACCCGATATTTTTAATATCTTGGTTTAATCTACCTAAATTCTTGCCCTTATCATAATCCAACAATGCGTTTCTTAACCTTCTATATAAAGCCTCTTGTTCTAACAGTTCCGATATTTCAGCGTTTCTAGCCTCTTGTTCCGCATCAAATTGCCTTACTCTAGCCTCATATACCTTACCATTTTCTATGCCTATTGCCGTTGACCTTTGCACAGCAGCATCAAAAGTATTAAGCCCCCCAAAAGCCTCTGAAATTGACTTATTTAGTGCGGTAAACGCTGATAATTGTTGTGTAAGTGTGCTATTAAGTGCGTCTACACCTTCTTTTGCTGCAAATTCAGCACTTCTAGCATCTAATAATTTAGCGGTGTATTCGATTATAGATGATGTGATTGCTGGTAATATGCTAAATCCTACACCGATACCTAAACCCGCAAGCGAACCTTGCAATATCTGCTTACCTGCGCCTAATCCAGTACTTACGCCAAATAGATTAGCAAGCAATCCGCCACCGCCACCGCCACCACCACCTTCGCCACCCGATACTGAAACGTCTTTACCTAATTCCTTTAATTCTTTTAGCCTTACTTGTGCCTTCTCAAGTTCTTTATTAACTTTTGGTATATCTTCCTTCCCAACTGTTTTTAAAGTAGCTGATAGTATTTTAATCTGTTGTTCTTGTGCCTCAATAGCACCTACTTTACGTATAGTTTCAAGTGGTGCTATTAGTGCTTTTAATTGAGATTGCGCAACTTGTATTTGCTCGCTGTATCGTTTTATTTGGTTTACATCAGTTAAAGTTGACTGTTCTTTAGTAGCTTGAATTATAAAATCCTTCAACTGTTGTATTTTACCAACCTCATCATCAATGGCATTGGTGAACGCCTTGTTTGCAGCTAGTGATTTTTGTGCCGCTTGTGTTTGTGCATCTATAGCTTTAGCGGTTGCAAGTATGGCTGTTGATAGTTTTTGTTGTTCATTGACATTGGTAGTCATTGACATTTTAGCCGACAAACTTTCCAATTTCTTTTCTAGTTTGTCGATTGCTGTTACCTGCTTTGCAAATTCATCTGTAACGCCTTTAATGCTATCCTTATTCTCAATTTCAAACCCTAATTTTGTTATCAGTTCTACTATATCAGCCATATTTATGTATATTTGCGTTTCACAAAAATAACTATATTTTATGCAACCACAGCAGAAAAGAAAAATCAGTGACGAAGGCGCAAAGGCTTTTAATGAGTTTATTGCAAAAGAGATTTACACAATACCAGTCAATCTACTGCCAAAACAGTACAGTTTTAAAGCTGCGGTAAGGCAAGCATTAAATTGTGTTTCACCTGCCGCAATTGGTGTGCCACCTGCCTTTATGATTGAAATGTTTAGCATTGATTGTAAAACATTTACACTCCAAACGTTCCATATCTTAAAACAGATAATGGCACAAGCTACAGGTCGGGCAATGGGATTGCAGCCAACACAATATTGCGAATACATACAAGTGTTGGAAATACTAAATGAGGACTTTGCAAAGGTGTGGAACGCTACAATCGAACGCTTTGAAACCGAATATCCATTTGTTGATGAAGTTCAAGTAATAGATGTTGAACACAAAACAGAAGGTAAAACGATTGAGTTTCCTATTACTGGTCAAGCGTAGTAGAATAAAAAGTACAAAATAAACTAGCTGCCTCATTTTGGGGTAGCTTTTTTATTAGTGGTATGGTCTTGTGACCGCATGTATTTGCACCATGTACAGTAGCAAGGAAATACGGATTGTGATAGCTTGCAAACTTCATGTTCTGCATTACGTGCCACCCTTCATTTGTGTGTTTATTTGGGAATCCACAAAACCCATCACGCATATACACGAATGTTGCCTCAGCTATGTACCCAACATTATTAAACAAATGAAATGTGTTATTCGCTACATGGTGCATATAAAAGTTATGCAGCCCTAATAAACCGTACTTTGATTGGGTAATTGCATTTACCGCTAATTCTACATATTGAGGTAAATAAATATCGTCACTATCGAAGTTAATTATAATATCCCCAATAGCAGACCGAAATAACCGCTCTCTTTTAGTTCCTATGTTATCAGTGCTGTAGTCAAATAAATGCTCTACAATCGCACCGTATGTTTGATTACGTGCCATTGATACACACCTATCGTTAAACTCTTTACGGTCATGTGTAGTAGGGGTAACTATTGATACTGTCATCTTAGCCTTGTGTATTGGTAAACACCTTTAACGTATTGATTGTAAAAGTAACCATAACTAGCAGTCTTTCTAAAGTGTTGCCACATCAGTAACGGAAAGTCCCGATATGAGTACCTACCATAATTTACCATGTCTACTATTAATTCTTTACTCTTTTCATCGTAGCTAATTTCTGTAAACATGCTGCTACCTCGTGTTTCCATGTGTTCCCTAGCCATGATATGTGTAATTATGTTTGTTAATCAAATAGTCAACGCCTTTGTGTGTCTGTGACTTTATGGCACGTTGGTATAAATGCACGCTTGTTGCATTTAGTTCTAACTGGTCAAGTAGGTAAATGATAGATGTGTTTACGCTATAAATGTGTTTTGCGCTCTGCATTACACCAGCCCAATCGAATAGTGAATAACCGTCTATTACTCTCATTTTAATTGCATTTGGGAATGTTGGCACATTTGATTTTAGTTTGCAATCACTGCCAAATGTATCATTTACCAAAGTATTACCATTGCCTACTAACTTACTCAATTTACTTTCTTTTGCCTCATCCCTTACCCACATTGCATGTTCTTTCCAATCTCTGTAGTCCATGCCGTACATATCATACTTTGACCGCATCCACTGCTCATACCCCACTTTCATAATGCTATCAGCCCACCTAATAGGGATAATCACACACTTGCCATATTCAGCGTGATATATTTCTTTATGCTGTTTGGTGTTGTAATCAATGCCTAACTTAGTCCAATCTACAAAAGTTACATCAGGGTAAGCCCTGTTAAGCCCTTCGACAAAATGAGGCATTACACCCCAAACAATAGGATTGCCGTTCGCTATACGCTTTATTAGGGTCATTGAAAAGATTATATCTCCAATGCCGAACGCCTGTAATGGTAGTACCGTCATATCCTTCTTAATGCTTTAAACTTACTGTTATTGACAATTGGTTTTTCAACCATGTTTGACACATCTGCATTGCCGTTAAAATCTTTAGCCTCATCAGGTGGGTAATGACCTAAGCTACTAACCTTTCCAATATGCTGTACACATGAAGGTATTGTAATTGCAAACTGTCTTAAATTACCACTCAACGTTAAATCCCAATCTTTACCAGTACCACACAATGATAACAGCATGTGGCGTAAATATTGCTTATTGTCAAAGCACATATTTATCCCATTGGCATTACTTTTTATACCATAATCGCCATGCAGACTAATAAACTTACGATTGGGATTATTAAACCCACTGACAATATGACCGCTTTTCTTATGCACACTTACCATTCTATCAACAAAATCAGCTTTAACTATTGCATCGCTGTCAAGGTTCATTATCAGCTCATAACCTAAACTAAAAGCATGGTCAATAACGCAATGTAATGCGTATTTAACACCGCTATTTTTATGGGTTGATACATACGTAACATTAGGTAAATTGAGCATCGGCATCTTAACCGTACTGCAATCATCTATTATAAATATGTGGTCGGGCATGGTCGACATTTCACACAATGATTGGTAGCACTGTGTTACGTACTCAGGTCTATTAAACGTGGGAATTACGATTGCTGTTCTCATTTTGGTAGTAATAATAGGTCAAACCCTTCATTTAGTTTAACAAGTTCTTCAAACCTTTGCACATCTAACAACTCAACCCCATACAAATATACATTGAATGAAAATATAAAGTCCTTTAGTTTTGCAGTATCTGACCAAAATGGGTGCAACGATAAGTGAATAGGGTACTTACATAGTATGTCTATTGCATTTGGTAGTATATCAACTTCCGCACCTTCAATGTCTATTTTTATCAGGCTTATATTTTGTGCATCTTGTATTAGTTCGCTTATGGTAATTGTTTCTACCTCTTTACCACCAAATCCATGTACTAGCGAACTCATTGAGCTGCCATATCCCCCATGATGGTATAATATTGCTTTGCCTGTAGCATTACCTATAGCTGCGTTAATTACTTTGCCGCTTACGTTGTTCAATGCAAAGTTATCAATCAAATAACCATGTGCTATTGTGTCAGGCTCAACCGATATAGTTTTTGCGCCATTCTTAGCTGCATACATTGACAATACGCCATTCCATGCACCAATGTCAACGAATGTGCTATTTGGTGTTACAAGCCTATCTATAATGTCAAAGGTATGCTGTTCCCATGTTGATATATTTGCCTTACACCAAAAGTCAGGCTGGCTATTACTGCTTATCTCTGTACCTCTTATTGTTGTTTTCATGTGTTTAATTTATATTTTGTTTTGTTTGTTCTTTCCCCTTTTACCATCATTGTTATATGCCTTGCCGTATAACCATATTCTTTTGCTACTTCGCAAATAGGCTTTATTTCTTGCGTTTCTGTATTTATTAATACATGAGATTGTTTGTTCTTTAACCCATAACTATGGTGGTATTGCCCCGACTTTGAAACGTTAAGCCCAATTAATCTTGCATGTCTGTTGTTCTCTGTTGATGAACACCATTCAAGGTTACAAAAACAATTATTTAATTTATTACCGTCTAAGTGATTAATTTGATTGTGGGGCGTGTTGTTGTCTATAAATGTTAAAGCTACCAACCTATGTACTGAATAGTTTTTACGTTTGCTATTTTTCATTAACAAACACCTTAAATAGCCTACTTTGCTTTTTGCTGGTTTTAATACGACTGACTTTCTTACAGCATCGTTTCCCCATTTACCATTTACAATCCTTTCTACACTCCTGATGTTGCCTTTATTTGAGGCTTGATAAAACCCAACATAATTAGGAATGTCTTTCCAAATTTCATTAACTTTGCACATATCTTTTGTTTTTAGCAATTCAAAGATACGAAAAAGCCCACAATTATTAGTGGGCTTTTCTTATTTTTCGCACATAGCCATGAATGAATTGTTTAAATCTACACCTGATACAAATATATTTTTCATCTTCCTATCTTCTAAGTAATCACGTACTAGCTGTGGGAAAAATGTATGTATGTGTTTCCTATTTGAAAACACTCTCCAATATGTTTGAGAGTAGTCAGGTAGGTATAAAAACAGCACGCCACCAACCTTTAATTTGCCAATCCAATAATCAAAAGCATCGACCCAATTATCTAAGTGTTCTCCGCAATGGCTCGATATGACATAGTCATAGTTCATATTCGGAAAGTTAAGTGCATGGTATTCACTGCAAATAACTGGGTCAATACATAACGCCTCAACTCCGTCAGCATCGACATAAGCCCATTCTTTGCGATTGCAGCCCACATCAACCCCCACCCCCTTACATACCTTTTGCGCAAATGGTCGGCAAAATTGCGCTGCATTACCTTCACATTGAAAGTGTGGGTATTCTATTCCGTTGTGCTGTATTGTTTTTATCATTAGCTGTTTTGTTTTGGATTAATATAATCTGAATATTCTATACTGTGTGCTATTCGGTTGTACCATTCAAAGTAACTGCAATTCATTATAAATTCCGCTTCACTATGCTTGCCACCTGCTATTCTCAAAGCTGTTTGGTAATCGTTTCTAAACATGGCATCTACTTTACTTATTGGGTTATCGGTTTTACTACTTTCAATTGCTGCCCCCGATTTGTCAAATATTCCTCTGCCGTCAAACCACGCAAGAGATTGCCGTATTCGGGCGTAAATGCCAAACCCATTTGCAAAAAAAAAGCGTAAATATCGGGGTGTTGCTGTGCTAAATCCATTTTCTTTTTCAACCATGCGTAATTGCATACATCGGGGTATTCATCAGCGTGTATCATAGCTATTGCACCCATTCTTATAGCGCATAGTTCATCAACTGGATTACGTAACCTGAGTAGTAGGTTAGTGGCAATTACAGACACATTACTACGCAATCTATCCTTTTGTGCTGTATTGTTCGCCTCGTCTAGTAGTTGCTGCGCAAATGCCTGTAATGTATCAGGGTCTATGCCCGACCTACTGAACTGGTCTTGTGCTGCCATTGCTAATTCTCTACTCTTATGGTAGCTTGTAATGTCGGTAGGCTTATAAAATACGTGTTCACCGCATGTAAATGCAACTTCGTAATCGGGGTGCTGTTTTGCTGTGAGTGTGCTGTTCATTATGCAAATATAGTTAAATTCTAAATCGTTTACTATGGTCTTCTACTTCTCTACCTTGATTGTGAACTATTTTCATTTGTTTTATTGGTTTTTCGGGTGGTAATGCTGCGATATTGTTAATTGTGATACCTTTAAGATAAGTGGAGCGTACGTGTTCATTATAGTATGTCTGAAAGAAATAACGCATACTATCGAAATAATCCATCTTGTTTTCGCCTCTATCTTTCAATAGCTGACTACCTAATTTATGGTTAATGTCAACCTTTGCCTTACGTATATCAGCTATTAAATTCTTACAACATGGGTCAATGGTTATGTCATACTTACCAAACATTACATTACATAACATTCTACTGTCAAAGTGTTCAAGGTTTGAACTATTCAAATGTAATTGAGCGTTGGATAAATGTAACAATGACTGTATCATCTGGTATGCTGTCTGATTACGCCCTATATCCTCATTTTGACCGCTTCTATCACCTGTGACATAAAATATGTGATTAGGGTAAGATGTCTTAATTTGGGCGCATAATTCGTCTATCTTCAAATGTCCACCGAACTCATCAATACACCTACACCAACCACCATTGCCAGCAACATTAGGCGAACGTTGCCAAACTGTACAACTCATCGGGTTTGCATTAAAGTCAAATGACAGGTATATTGGGAACGTTTCTATCACTTGAACTGGCTTAATGTGTACATCCTCATCCATTGCATAAATCCAAGGGTGTTCATTCATATTTACATCCCAATTACCCAATACAAACACCTCATATTGCAAGCGAGGTAAGTTATTCAATGATTCCATATAATCCTTATCCTCTGTAATATATGGGTTTTCATGTATCAATGCTGATATGTACTGAAAGTCGGGCGGTAAAGTACCATTTTTAGCCCTATCGTAAAACGTTGTCTTTACCCAACCCCATGATGGGTTACAAGTAAGTCCTATAAATGGTTTTGGTTTCTTGCATCCTACTGGCGGTATGTGTGACCCTGCACGCTCAATAGCTTTGTAAAATGATAGTTCCTGTAATTCGTTCGCCTCCTCTAATAAAAAGCCGTTAACCTCAAGACCTCTCCACCTGTTTAACTCCTTATCATCATCGTAGTTCTCAGCAAAGAATATAATCTGCGAACCGTTGTTAAATGTTACTGTTTGTGTGTCTTGATTGTACGACCTTACAAAGTTAGTCGGCACTAACTTATTAAATGATACAATAGTATTACGCTTTAAATCGGGCAAGGATTTGCGGACTACCGCCCATCGGCTATATGGGTACACCTTACACAATAAAATGAACGTACCAAGCCCGCAGAACGTTTTGCCGCCACGAATACCACCACCATACAGCGCATATTTTGTGACCTTATCGAATGCAAATTCAATAAACTTTTGTTGCTTTGGGAACGGCTCAAATAGTACTACTTTATTCTGCATTACATGGCTATTTCGGTATCACCGATTTTAAATACTTGTGTAGTAGTTGTGGTTGCGTTTACCTCAATCTTATCTCCGTACTCTTTCGGTGCAAGTTTAGATAACAACCATTTACGGCTATCAGTCTGCAACTTAGCACGGTTAACCGCAGCACTATTACCAGTCTTACCCAAATCACCGTCTAACACATCACCGCTTTTATCGTCTGATATTGTAAGTATCTCACCAGCAAGTATAAGTAACTGCATATTCTTCGCACGTGCGTATTGTTCAATTCTTTGTGGCGAACTCTCTTTAAAGTTCCAAAAAGTGCCAACACTTATATCATAATCTTGCATTATAACTTGAATACCTTTAGAAGTATTTGAGGTTATTTCACATATTTGGGTGAATATCTCATCATTCATTTTGCCCATAACATATATATTTTGAGTGTAAAGGTATGTAAAATACACCAACCTAAAAACCCTATGCAGTATTACAATAAAAAATATCTCAAAATAAATGTACTTTGTATTACATAATGAATTACCTTTACAGTCTAAACACAAACGATATGAACGCAAATAAAAACTTAATCGAAAACACTTGCAAGACTTTAAGAACTAAAGATGCTATGTACGCTACATCAACTAAAAAAGTAGCTGGTAATATGTGGAACATAATGTGGGTATTTGGTAGCTCAAATTATGTATCGGTTACTAAAATGACTAATAACCCCGCTTATAGATTTGGCGGTAAAATATACAAATCATTTGAAGATGCTGCAAAGAACTACAAAAGCCCTGAAATGAAAACAGCATTAATGATGGCTGAAATTGAACTAAAAGAATACATAGCAATAGAAGAGATTAAAAGAGTATCAGTACTTAACTAATACTGAAAAAAAATATCTCAAAATAATTCCACAATAATACACTTTGTATTACTTTTTGAATTACCTTTACATCATCAAAAACACAAACAACTAAAAACACACAAAAATGAACACTTACACATTAGCATCAATCAGCAAACAGTTCCCATTGCTTACAGACAAATCTGTTATTGAATTTACCGAACTTTTTGAAGTAGTAAAAGGCGGTTACAAATGTGATGAACTATTTGAGAAACAAATTGAAATAGTTGAAAACGTTAATCTTTGCCTTGTAAACTTTGATAGCTTTATTGGTGACTTATCAGACTTTGAAGGTATGTTATTAGATAACATTCTAAAAACAAGAATAGCAAAACAGGTAGAAATGGAGTACACTGTTAAGTATGCTGGTGTTGTTCCACACGTAGCAAACAAAATAGAATTGGGTGCTGTTTTGTACTCATCATGGGGCTATGACCAAACAAATGTAGATTACTATTGTGTAGTTGAAATGACAAAATCAATGTGTAAACTATTGCCATTATGCGGTGAAATGGTAGAGGCTTTATGTAGTATGTCTGAAATGGTAACAGCTACAAAAACTATAGATTTTAGCGGTGAATTATTAAGAAAGAAAATACAGTTTTCACAATACAATGAAGGCGGTTATGTTACAATTGCATCATACGCAAGCGCTAGATTATGGGACGGTAAAGAAAAATATCAATCACACTATCATTAATCTTTAACAACACACAGGGCGCAGCATCTTACACTGCATTAAACTAAACGACATGAACATAATAATTATTTTTAGCAAATCGGGTGAATTTATTAGACAATGCAACTATCGTACTGCTGCTATTGCTAAGAAACAACATAGGCATTTTTTAAAGCATGGTGCAATATGTGCTGATACTTATGAGGTTATAAAAGGGGCTAAATTTGAATTGATAACTACTAAAAAATAACACATGGAATACACAAACATTATACGTAACGGAGATATTTATTTAAACGTGTTTAACAACGGTAATTTAGGGCTACCAATGATAGCCAACATACCAATGGAGAACGAAGCTAAGGTACTTGCATTGTACGGTAATAAGCCAAATTATACTATTGAGTATTGCGGTTGCAGATACATTATGAACTGGGTAGTAGGTAGAGAACCAGGCTATTTTAAATCATGCTGAGATGAAAACAATAAACAAAATACAGTCAATCATAGATTATTGGTACAAGATAAAAACCGATAAACAATACCAAAAGTTTACCGATATGGTTAAAAATACTCGGTTTGGTACTTACGGAACTATTACAGTGCAAAGGTTCTACCATGATAATGAAAGTGAGTTTAAACACATGAATGACTGGCATCGGAAACAGTTTAGAAAGGAGTTAGAAAATATTTTTTAAAATAGTTGTACTTTTATTTGATTAGTAATACAGACTGAATTATCTTTGATAAAAATTAAACAAACACACAAATGAAAAAGACAAATCAAAAGTTTACACCAGTAAATGCAGTAAAATTAGAAATGCTAAAAAAGCAATATACAGTAAACCTACTGGAAGAATATGCGCCATACTTTACGCAGTCGGGGAAATCAGATATAATGGCAGGTATGCCGTATGGTAGCAATGTGAAGTTTTCAGGTATAAAAAAAATAGGAGAAAAAGTTATTGAGTTTGTTTATGGCACAAATCCTGATTGCAGTACAGACATGGTCTTACTTGGTCAGTACACTGTAAGTAGTAGAATATTTGATGAGTTTAAAGGTTAAATAATATTTTCGGGGTGCAGCATCCGAGCAACTGCAAAACTTTTCAAAATAAATTAGGTTAGTAATTTACTTTGTATTACCTTTGAAAAAACAAAAACACAAACACACAGTTATGACAACTCTAACAAACACATCAGGTAGCAAAGCAGTTAAAATATCTACAAGCGGTAACGGTACAATAAATGCCGCTTATGTTCAATACACTAAAACTGGCATTGATACTCAAGAAGATTTACTGCAACTCAAATCATTTAGCAACGAAAAAACAGCAACTAAATGGGCTAACAAAATACTAGCCTAATTACATCACAACACTCCCCCACCGAGCCGCACTGTTAATTCAGGCGGCTATTGTGGGCAAAACTAAACACACACCACAATGACATTAGAACAGATAGTATCAACACACCCATGCCCGATTATTAGGGGCAAGATAATGGAGAATGTAAATAAAGAACGTACATACACCTACCTAGATGAAATATTATGGGATGGTTTTATTTGGAACGTTAGCCCAGAAGGAACAAAATTTTGGAGTAAAGTATCTTTTGATTTTAATGCCCCATACTCCGACCTTAAACACCTCGACAATAGCTACGTACCTGAACCAGCAAAACCGCCCGTAATGTGGCGTAAAATTGACGCAAATAACCTATGTATAGATACTGTTGTAGCTATGCACATTAATGAACCTACAATTATATTTATGGGAAGTTTAGAATTAGATAGACATAATGAAATAACTCTTTATATTGGTAACGGTCAATACTTGCCAAATTTTACCCACTACATTGCATTAAGCGACCTTAGCAGCCTACCAATAGAATAGGCTTTACCCCCCCCCACGGTTTTTTGGAAAAAAAAATTACACCCCCTTAATTTTAACTACATGATACGCAAAATAATAATATTCCTAACGCTGCTGATACTTGCGGCATTAATACAAAACTTTTAACATGCCTAGAACAATCATAAGTAAAGTCAAAGTGCTTGAAGTTTACCCCGATGCGGATTGCGTAGAGCAAATATACCCACTCAAAGGATTTTACATAAGGTCAAACAAAAAAGGCTTTATGATTAGTAACAACATGCAAACCTCCGAACCCAAAGCATGGGCAAACGCATGGCAGATTATCCGAGCCGAACAACGAAAGAAACAAGGTAACGCACCTAAAGAGATTACCACTATCAGAATAAAACCCACCATAAAAGCCGCTATAATCAGCAAACATGGTAGCGTTCAAAAGTGGGTTGATGCAATGACCACCACAATATAGCATTAAACCCCCCTAATCTTTCGATTACGGGGGTTTTTTTATTGTAGGTAGGTGTTATCCCCATTGGTCTGCCATAGCTTTTGAAATGCCTGGGAAAGACTTACTTCTAATTTTTGCCCTATCTGCGCATCTTTTACTTGTATCCCAATACCATTTATTAAACGTTTTACCTGTTGTAGTAGTTATCATTTCTCCAGGTGAAACATGCGTTTTTTTATTAAATAAATCATCGTTTTTGTAGTGAACTAATAAAGGTAATCCATACAACCACAAACAAGTAGTTTTTTGCGCTTCATCACCAAAATAATAAGGCTGTATTATCTGTGGCTTTGGTAGCCTTTTATCGGGATTCATTGCGCCCATAGGATTTTCCATGTAAACCTTATCACAGACGGAAGTTGCTAAATTCCATAAATTAATAGTCCATTCTACCGATTGAAGTCTTAAATAATGCTTTTCTTTACCTGGTGCGTAGGTTCTGTTACCTGATAGTGTCATAGCTGTACACATTGGGTGAAGTCCTATAAAATCCCAACTATCTGATAAAATAGCTTCTATTACATCACCTTTAATATGCCATTCGGTATGTCCACCGCTACAATCTTGTATATCACAGCTATATGCCTCATGCCCTTTATTTCTAAACGCTTTACATACTGTTTGGCTTTCTTCGCAGCCTATTAATACTTTCATTTTTTACATTTTTCAAAGTGGAAAATTACATCGTTTGTTACATCTGCTACTAATCCATAATCCTTACACAAACTGTATTTACTATTTAGATACTGTAGCTGCTTATGTACCACTGCTATATGTAGCCTAAACTGCTCAATACCCTTACTCCCCTTACGCCTCTTACACCTCATACAAGATGGGTATATACTATCGGGTGTGGGGTCTAGTTTTAATGTGGCTATGGTTAAGTTGTTACCGCAATATGCACATTTGCAGCCATACTTGTTTAGCACTATATCTCGGTCTTGTCGGCTTATTCTGATTTGTGTTTTCATAGGGTTAAGTTTTCAATTACATTAATCCAATCACTTGCCGTTCTGCAAACATGCACGTAATGCCCGTTTTTAGCCCAAATAAGGTGTAGTTCTTTCTGTTCCCTACTAAGTACACCACTAGCCCCATTTTTAAGCTCTATTGCCGTTAATTTGCCGCCATATACACAAAGCATATCAGGTACACCTGATGTAAGCCCTGTCGCTTTCATTTTCATAACCTCTATTTTGTTTCTGTACCCACCATTCGGAACGCTAAACAATGTACCTCTTATTTCAGGATAGGTGTTATGCGCCCACTGATAACATGCGGCTTGTAGTTTGTCCTCTGATGCCCAACCTATTGCATCTTGTTCAAGTAGTTGTTGTTTTGTCATTGCGCCTGTAAGTTATTTTAGTTTAAATTGTGTTTTGTTATTTAAATGTTGGGGACTGCTACATATTAGAAAGTTACAAAGTTACAGACTTGCATTTTCGTTTTTTTCAAAGTTTGTAACCGCTAACTCATTGATAATCAGTGCTTTTTTCGCCCAAAATGCCGAGTTACAAACTTTTACCCATTTTTAACCCCATTCTATATAAATAAAAAAAGTTGCAGCCTCTTACTTTTTTACTTTTACTACTCTTCTTTTTTTTTCTCTTCATGCGTTAATAGGAAAAAAGTCTGTAACTCTGTAACTTTAGTTATAAGTAGTTGATAATCAGTTAGTTATCGGTTACAGAGTTTGAAAAAAAGTTTGTAACAGTTACAGACTTCCTTGTAACTTTTGGCTAAAATGGCTAAAAAGGTACTAAATCGGGTGCTGAATTATCATTTTTTTGCTCTCCATTAAATAACTTATATCTGTCAAGTATGCCATTTTCCTTCATTACTACTTGTTTTTCAAAGTGTATTTCGTGTTTTTGACAGTAGCTTTCTAGTGCTGAATTAAGCCGAATAGATGATAACTTATACAATTTGTTTCCCCCATTATCAGAATAAAAGGTATCGTAGGTGTTATTGAACGCTTTAACCTGCACTTTTTTTATAAGTTTCCATTCTGTAATATTTTCCTCTATGAACTGCAAAGTTAATAATCCATACTCCTGTTCAAATTGTTTTTGCCATCCACCTTCGGTTAATTGGGGGGCTGTAAGCCTCATGACCTTAAGCCATTGTTGAATAGATGCAAGGATAATGTTATCATAGGCTTGCCAATCTTCGGTAGTCCAATCGGTAGGAAACATCTTTCCAAAGTGAGTATTTACGCCCCCTGCTTTAGTAAAAAAGTCAGTAAATTCTATCGGGATAATTCTACGCCTTAACCCACCGTCTGACACCTCATAACTGTAATTTGTGCTTACTAATAACTTTGGCATATCGCCCACATCAACAGTACTTATATTTTTGAATAGCTTTTTGTTGATACCGTTACCTGATGACAATTCTTTAAGGAATAGAAAGTCAAACTTTTTCGGCACATCTGATATAGATAGCACCTTTTCGTAGTCCCATGACTGTAAAAAATCCTTATCTAAAACAACTTGGCTACCGGGTAGGTTCTTAACACTTGTAGCGTATTTAAGCATATTTGAAAATATGTTTTTACCGCTACCACCACCCGATTTAGGGTCGGGGCATTGCTCAACTAATACTACTATATATGCGTCTGATTCGTCTTTAAATTCATGGCATAAATAGCCAATACATTGCAATACATGCGGTGTAACGCTAACTGATAGGTCAAGATATTTGTAATATAGTGATTGCTTATGGCTGTTATCTGTTGTTACTGTTAGGTCACGTAGTTGTATTTTGTTTTCCCATATCAATTTATTGGTGGGTAGAGCTGAGTAGGGTAGCACTTCTACACCATCTTTATCAATAGTCGCATAGCAATTATTATAGAATTTATACGATAGGTGTTTAGTGGGGGTCAGTATGACTGATGTATCTAATATGGGTAGGCTGGCAATTATGTGCTTACCCGACTTCTGTATAAATTCATCTAAGGCATTAAAAACAGTTTCGTATTCGTCTGCATCTTCGATATGTATATATGCTTTAAGTTCATCAAAGTATGTACGTGCATCGGTACGACATATCTTATATCCTTGTATTTTGGTTACATCTTCTTTATGTAGCCTATACCCTAAACCATGCGATACGGTGTACAATTTTTCTCGGCTGATGTATGTGCCGCCCTTGTCGTTTATTGCCCAAAATATGCCATGTGGGTGCGTTTCTGTAGCCTTTATTAGTATGTCCTGTACAAACTGCTTAGCCTCATCTGATATGTTAGCAGGTGTAGGGGTATTATAGGCTGTAGCGGTCTTAATTATCCTTTGTTCGTGTTCATGTTTTATTTTACCATATCCACTATCTACTAAGTGACGGTATAGTTTTTTGTAGTCCCCACCGAATTGTAAAGTACATAGTACTGCTGCTGGTGTTAACCATTTGCCCGCCTCAAATTCTGTTGATGTAGTGAAAAAATAGTATAATCGGTAATCCTTACGAAATGTTACAGATACGCCCCCTTCATTTCTGTTAGGTCGTGTCCATCTTCTGTACATATCGTGGTCATTAAATATTTTATAACCATTAGCTGTTAATATGTCCTCTGCTGCTATGCTACCGTTAAAATGGTCAAATGGGTTTTCATCGTAGTAATCGGTCTGTTTTTTAGTCGGCTTGTAGCTTACTTCTGCTTTGATGCGTTGGTTGTAGCTGATGCATAAATTAATCAAGCTATCACGCTCTGATTGTGTGATTAGTGGTATGTTAGCACCCTGATGTATTGAGTATCCCATTGAGGGGGGTGCGAGTGCATAACCACCTTCTCCCCTTGTTTCAATGCCACACTCTTTAACATCTGCTTTCCATGCTAATTTTTTATTTCCTTGCGCTTTACCGTCTGCAATCCTGTATAGTATATGATAGCCTCCTGACGGTGTTTTGTGTATGCGTAACCTGTACCATAGTTCGGGGTATATTTGGCGTATATCGCTGAAAAGTCTACCATCTATACCGTTCCAGTGCTTACAGTCTATGTCTATTATTTCTAAGTTGCCCGATACGCTACCGCATACCATAGCAATAGCGGTGGTATTATGTTTATCCATTTCATACCATAACGCCTCTTTGCTGATAATGGTTGATTGGTATTGTTTCCATCCTGAATAGGCTACTTTAGCAGGTATGATAGTCCCATCTTGTTTTGTTTCTGCTTTGTCACGTACTGGTACAATGGATATACCAGCAGATAATAATTCCTGTACTTGCCCGAATACGGCAGATAGTTCTTGCATTTTGTAAAAATATTAATTTGGTTAGGAAATAATAACCTCTCCCTTGTAGTGGGTATGGTGCGAGTATGTTACAAAAAAATTAACCTTTAATGAGTTCAGCTCGGCAAAGCATCCCCCACTAAAGGTTAGTTATAATATCTTTGTCACTAGTTGCCGCTAGTGGTCTGC